CCTTTTGAGATTAGTACAAAACGTATTGCTGATTTAGAAAAATTAGTTAAGACTGATTATGCAATTGCATTAACTATTGACTCAGGTAGTAATAGATTATTATTAACTAATTTTGCTACGAATGGTGTTACTACTCCAGGAACTATTAGAATGTTTTATGTACAGTCTGTATTAAACTTTGGAACTAATAAGAAATCAAATATTGAATTAGTAAATCACGATCAGGCAAAGAAGTTCTTAAAAACTTATAATAACAATCCTTGGATTCCAGTTCCAGTTGCGACTATGAATGATAATCAGTTGATTATATTAATAGATACAACCACAATGACTGGGACCTTTACATTAGATTTAACTTATATAAAGTATCCAGAACAATTAGATTATACTGTTTTAACAGAACTTACTGAATTACCTAACTATGTTTACAATGAAGTTGTTTCAACTGCTGTTGCATTAGCCTTAGATAATATCGAATCAAAAAGAATTGAAACAAAAGTACAACTAAATACTATAACAGAATAATATGACTGCAAGAGAAATGCAAGTGGAATTTGAAAGGATTATAACCTTGATGAATTCTGACTTCGAACTAAAAGATAAATTAACATCAGATACTATTTTTGCTTTTCTGAATTCCGCACAAGAACGTTATATTCGTAACAATTATTTACAGGAAGATGCAGTACAAGATGGTACTAGAGCACAGAAAAAGAACGCAGATAGTTTAAAAGGTCTTATTACAAGAACTTTATTATCATTAAATAGTACAGTAGTTACAGTTCCTGTTATTACAGAAGTTGCATATTCTACTGGTAATCTAGATAGTATTGTTATTAATAAAGATATAAACGATATTGTAACTAGTAAAGTAACAACTGAATACAGTGATGTGTATTTAGTTGAGGTTGATCAAAAACAAAAGAAAACGGTTACTACTTATACTTATTCATCTGATGTAGATGTATTTAATACAGATAATACTTCGGCTAGAGTAAAATTACCAGATAACTATTTCTTATACATTAGATCTAATAGTTTAATATCTAAGAACTATAAGTTGGAAACTGAAATTGCTATAGAATCTGATTATGTTATTACACCAAACAAAACAATACGTGAGGATGATGTTGAGAAGATAATCTCTACTTTCTATAATAAAACAATATTACGTAATCCTTATGTAGTACTTAATTCAGGTAATGAAGCTGATTCTACAGATAATACGTACATTAATGTTATTCATGATGAATATACAACTATTAAGAAATTAGACTTAGTTTACTATCGTAAACCAAAACGTTTTGATGTAATTGATGTAGATAATATTACTATATTAGGTACTTGCGAATTACCAGAAAATGTACATAGAGAGATAGTTGAACTTGCAGTTGAAATGTTTATCACTGAAGCAAAGTATCGTCTTAATATGAAACAACCTTCTAATGAACAAAGATAATTAAATGAAATATATAGATTTACAAACGTCCTTTGAATTAGAGATTGCAAAATTTGATGATGCTCTAAATAAACCAATGACTGATGATATAGAATATTGGTTGAATATTGGTTTAGACAAATTTGTAAAAACTAGATATTCAGGTTTAAATTATAAAGGTGAAGCATTTGAACAATCTCAAAAACGTATTGATGATTTACGTACATTATTAGTTAGAATCGTTTATCAATACCCAGTTGATAATATTTATAATTTTCAATATACATTTAGATATCATACTACAATTACTCAAGAAGAGATTAATGCTGGTAACTATTTAACTGTTACTAAAGCATTTAATGAGGATAAATATATTGCTACATTACCAGAAGATTACATGTTTGCAATTGGTGAAGATGCTTATATTGCAAGTGCTAATATAGATTGGCCTAAAATAGAAACTGGTTTACCAAAACCAATACATACTTCAGTAATAGAATGTACAAATGATAATATTACTGAGAAACTAAATAATAGTTTATCAGAACATAAATTACATAGGAACTATGCTAGACCATTAAGACTTTATGTTAATAATACTATTGTACTACATACTGATAATAATTATGTAATTGATGGTTTTGCATTAACTTATCTAAAATATCCAACTAAGATAAATATTCATGCAAATCCATTTAATGAATATATAGATATGCCAGTTCATACGCATATCGAAATTGTAAAGTTAGCCGCACAGGCATACTTAGAAAATCAAGCAAATCAAAGATATAATTCGTATTCAAACGAAGTAAGTACTATGGAATAACATAGTAAATTATAGTCTAACGCGGAAATGATGAAAAACTCAAAGTAGAAAGACTAATTCATTAAACTTAACGCGTAAAGTTTAATTAATAAAAATTTTTAATATTATGCTTAATCACGTAAATACCGTATTAATCGGTTCAAATTGTCCAGCGTCTTATACAAATATTGCTGCACTTAGTGCTGGTGATGTTGCCTTGTTTGATGAAAACAAGAAATTGTTAACTACAACTAATGCTGCTGCTGCTGCTAAAGCGCTTTATATTGGTATTGTTAAAGGTACAGAATCTGTAACTGATAATGCTGGTACAGTTAGTACAGTTAATACTATTGCTTATTCAAATGAAATTCAGAAAGGTTCTAAGCCTACTATGGTTTATAATGACTATGTTGCTGCTACAGAAGATGTTATTTCTTTTGATTTAGCTTCTGTTGTACCTACCGTAGGATATAGATATGTAGTTCGTATTGTTTATAATGATATTTATGATCATCCAGGACAATTTACACATACTTATGAAGTAATTGCTAAAACTACTACTCCTGCTGACTTAGTTGCTGCATTTAAAGCCAAAATCAATAAACATACAAATCGTAGAGTTAATGCTACTAATGTAGTTGCTACTACTTTGGTATTGACTGCAATGTCTAAAACTGACAATGAAGGTCTTGATTCTTTAAATTACTATTCTCAGGTTTCTATGGAAGCTGTAATGTATGCTCAGAATCCAAGTTCTTTCTTATTGAATCAACCAACTGCAATCGCTAATTTAACTATTAGTAAGACTCAAGGTGGTCCTGGTAAGGGTAATGCTAAAATTATTAGAGATCGTGAAAACGCGGCTCTTGGTTATAAAGGTATTATCAATCGTATGTATTGGCCAGTCATTAAACCTACCCTTAGTGTAAATTTGTCTGCTACATATGATACATTGGTAATTGAAAATCAAAATCATTACTTAAGTAACGATAATCAATATATCAAAAATACACCTATTGCAACTGAACTTTATGTTGTTGCTGGCGAATTAGTAACAAATGGAGAAACTCCTACTGATTCTTTATTCAAAGATATGGTAGAAGCATTTGTCGCAGTAGCTTAATTCTTTTTAAGTTTTAAAACAATCAAGGGGATTGGGGAAATACCTCAGTTCCCTTTTTTAATAATTATAAATTATGGTAAAGTTCTATAAAGATACAGTTGGTAACTGGCATATAGGTGATAAAATTATTCCTGCTGGTACATGTTGGATTGATTATGACATATTAAGTGATATAAAGATTGTGTCTTTATATGATCAAAATGATATTAAATTTCAAGGACCTTTTACAGAATTAACAGATAAAGATGGTGTTGCTTATGCTAGTATAGATATAATGCTCTCTACTAATTCTGATTTTTTCGTTGAAGCCGATGTGGCGGCAGTTGTTAATCATGAATCATTAGATGGTTTACTTGGTGGGGCCACATCCGATCACCAACATTTAACTACTACTCAAGTTACATTAGTTAATAATGCAGTACAAAATACTGGTAATGAAACTATAAACGGTGTTAAGACATTTGTAGACTCTCCAGTAATTCCTACTCCAGATGAAGATATGGAAGCTGTAACAAAAAAATATGTAGATGATAAAGTAATATATAAAGCGTTAGCCCCAGTAGTATTAACTAGTACCACTGAGTCAACTCTATTCTCACCTACATATAAAGGTAAAGGTAGATTGTTATTAGCAAATACACTTAAAGTAGGAGATGTATTGATATTAAAGAATAACGGATTCTTTACAACTGCTATAAATGGTATATCTGCATTTAGAGTTAAATTTGGTAATACTACATTATTTACTCAAAACGTAACTTATTCAAATAATAGAACTAATTATTATATAGAGTTAGAGTTAATAGTTACTGTTAGAGCAATTGGTTCTTCTGGTGTTATTATAGCACAAGGTCGTGCAATGATTCAAAATAATTCTAGTTATGGAGTTGAAGTAAATCCTTTGGTTACGTTAACGCCTATTACTATAAATACGACTATAGATAATTTACTAGATTTAACGTTTCAATGGGGTAATACAGGGCAGTCAATTACGGTTAGTAATGCGTATATAGAATTAATATAAATAAAATGGATACAGAAATAATTAATGAATTTAACAAATATTGTACAAAAGTATCATATAGTACTTTAGTAAATACAGTAAATAGTTTAACGTCTAGAATACTTACATTAGAATCACAGATTGATACGTTACAATCAACATTAAATAAAATAAATAAACTAAATGAATTAATAGATGTAGTTATTTCTGATATCAATGATGGTGATGTATTACAGTATAGTAATAATAAATGGCATAACATTAAACCTAGTTTAGTTATTACTGATGAGACAAATAATCTATCATTAAGTGCACTGTCCGATGTTAAGATAACTATGCCTATCTCTAATGGTAATTTATTACAGTATAATTCTACAGATGCAAAATGGGTCAATGTTGCAGGTACTACTTCAGATATAACTAGTTATGCGCAAATACGCGCTTTCTCTGATTATAATAGTTATTTTAATACAGACGTAGATAATAGATTATCTGTATCCACTGCATTTGATACAAAATATGTATCTATAAACAATGGTACTGCAATTGGTCTTACTATTAAGTATGACAATAATACAACTGTATTTAATACAACTACTACTGGTGTGAATATAACTGGTAATTTAGTAGCAAGTGGAGAAGTAACTGCTTATAAGGTAGTATAATAAAAATAAGTTATTTAGATGATTAAGAATAACCAATACGTCGTAGATAGACTCTATACTGATTCATCGACTATAAT